GATTACATGATGTTGGTTACTTGAACTCTTCTGTAATATACGTTGCTGTTTGCACTAAGTCCGCCATTGAGAACATTAGCACCACCAGCGAATGGATTTGAAGTCATGCCGTAGCGTGTCTTGAATCCGATTTTTGGTTGGAAGGAATTGCTGTCAACCGCACGAACCATTTGCAATGGAACGTATGGGCAATAGAATACGCCAGCATCAGCAAAAGATGAACCTTTGTATCCAATTACATAGTATTGAGTGGCAGAAGCATTTGCTGCATATGGATCGATGTATACTCGATATCGACCATTCAATACACCAGCAAAAGTATTTCCTGTGTCATCGTCGCCCAAGTTGTTGCTCAATGCAGGTGTGTAATCCAATTTACCTGCTTGATTCAATGCACTTGCAACATCAGATGAACAGATAATTACGTTACCACGTCCACGTCTTGTTTGTTGAGCAATTACGTTTGCATCACGCTCAATTTGGTACATCAATCCTTTGAACTTTTCTACACTCCATCGTCCATTTGAATCAACATCCAAATCAAATTCTCCAGGATTTGCTGTATCAACAGCAGCACCTTTTACCGCAACACGATAAATGGTTCTGATTACTTCTCGGTTGATTTCTGTCAAGATTTCGGAAGAAAGAATGTTGGCCAATTCGGTTTCAGCATCAAGTCCATGAATTGCTTTCAAGTCTTGTGCCAATTCCATTGAATATTCTGCTTTCAATGCTCTTGATTTTGCTTCTACACTGAACTTCTCAATTGAGAATGCCATTTCAGCAAAAGGATTACCAGCAGAGTCTCCCAATGCTTCTGCAGTAGTAGTTGAAAATGCAGTACCTGTGGTGTAGTTAGATCCAGCATTACTGTCATTCAATACTCCAGGATTTGTTCCTGTTTGAGTTCCTGTTCCTGACCATGCTGTATTTGCTTCATCATAGAATGCTTCTGTTCCTGCTTGAGAATCATATCTGCTTCTCATTGCAAATACCAATCCAGTTGGTCCAGTCATTGGCTGAACGCCAGCAACATCATATGCAATCAAGTTAGGCATTGCACGTCTTACCAAAGAAATCAAAATTGGATCCCAGTTAGAAATGCCAGCGCCTGTAGAGTTGGTTGGTGCAGCTTCTGACAAGAATCTTGCATCTTCTTGCAATGCACGCTCTTGGTTTTCCAAAATTACCGAAGTAACTGCTCTTCGGTGTTTATCATTAATGGGTGACAACTCTTGATGATTCAAGACGGGAGCCCATTTTTCTTGAAGGTGTTCTGATTTGAACATTGTATTTAAACTCCTAAAAATTATTTAAATTATTTATTAAAACTTGTTTTTTGTGATACTAATTGCTTGCAAATATTTTGCCATAGAACCACTTACTTCTACATCCTCAACTGAAGTGTCTTGTGCGTCAACAGATTCAGAAATAGTTTTTGTCTTTGGAAAGTAACTTTCTTTCAAAGCATTCAATTTGAATCTAAAAGACTCTTCATCAATATACTCTGTTTCAGTTACCAATGACTCAAACTTTTCTTTTTCTGTATCACTCAAATCTCCAGAAACTTCAACAAAAATAGATTCTCTAATGTATTTTGAAACTTCGTTCTTCAATTCAACACTGTTTTGAATCTGCTCGTTGAGTTTATTTTCCAAATATTCAATTTGCTGAGCTTGTGACTCAAGGATGTCATATTTCTCATTTGGTACATCAATATAATGCTCTTCAAACAATCCTTTCAATCCAGCAATAAAGTCTTCGGCAATTTCACCCTTCAATCCCCGTTCAACTGCTAGTTGATTTTCGGTCATCCATTGTTCTACAACATAATTCAAGTATTTGTCAACTTTTTCAACTAATTCATCTTTATAACCATCTACAAACTCGTTAATCTGCTCTTCTTTTTCTTCTTCCAATCTTTGAATTTCTTCACGCAATTTTGATTTAACTGCTGCTTCAAAGATTACAGAAGCCTTTTCTTTAAATTCTTCAGAAAGATCATGACCTTCAGTCAATGCATTAACATCTTCTGAAACATCAATAGAAGCAAGACGATCTTCAAAAGATTCTTTTTTCATCTTTTTCTTCTCTTCCATCTCTTCTTCTTCATCCTCTTCTTCATCATCTTCCATGTCCATGGCTTCGTCCATGTCCTCTTCTTCATCATCTTCTTCGTCTTCGTCTTCCATCTCTTTCATGGACATTTTCTTTTTCTCTTCCAACTCTTCTGCGTCTTCCATATCAAATTCTGTTGAAGCAGAAATTGTTTTTGGTTGAGCAGCTTTTTTCATTTTACTGGCTGCAGCTTCAGGCTTTTCACCTAAATCTTCAGTTTCTCCAGAAACGGATTGCATTTTATCTGGACTCTTAGCAGATTTCTTGGGAGCATTTGCATCGTTCATTTCTTCCAAAATTTCTGCTTCAAGTTGTTCAATTGTCTTGTCTAGTTCTGACATTTGGTATACTCCTTGAAAAGTTC